GTGGGCACCATCCTGCCGCGCAAGCGGAAAGACGGCTCGACCGGATACCATGCGCAGATCGTGGTCAAAAGGGATGGCCTCCAGCACCGGGAGACCAAGACGTTTGATCGGCGTCCGGCCGCTGCAGCGTGGATCGCTAAGCGTGAGCACGAGCTGGGACAGCCTGGGGCTCTTGCCGCGACCAAGGCTGACGATCCGACGCTTGGGGCGGCGATCGACCGATACATCAGCGATTCGCGTCGTGCGCTTGGAAAAACGAAGGCGCAGGTGCTGCGCACCATCAAGACCTTCGACCTTGCGGAGAAGCCCTGTTCGGCCGTGACCAGCGCGGAGATCGTGGCGTTCGCTCGCGACCTGTCGACCGGCCGCCTGCCGCAGACGGTGGGAAACTACATGGCGCATCTCGGCGCAGTCTTCGCCGTAGCGAGGCCTGCATGGGGATACCCGCTCGATCCCGCGCAGATGGATGCGGCTATGTCCGTTGCCAAGCGGCTCGGCCTGACGGCGAAGTCCCGCTCGCGCGACAGGCGCCCGACGCTGGGCGAGCTCGATACGCTGATGGAGCATTTCGGTGGGGTGCGTGCCCGTCGGCCAGGGTCGCTGCCCATGCAGCGCATCATCGCGTTCGCGCTGTTCTCCACCCGCCGTCAGGAAGAGATCACTCGCCTCGCGTGGGCGGACCTCGACGAGGACGGGTCACGCGTGCTGGTGCGGGATATGAAGAATCCCGGCCAAAAGGTCGCTAATGATGTGTGGTGCGAGCTGCCGTCGGAGGCGCTTCACATTGCGACCGCCCTGCCCCGGGTCGATCTGCGCATCTTCCCCTACACGACGGACGCAATCTCGGCTGCCTTCACCCGTGCGTGTGCTTTCCTCGGTATCGAGGATCTACACTTCCATGATCTTCGGCATGAAGGGGTGTCGCGGCTTTTCGAGATGGGGCGCACGGTGCCCCTCGCCGCTTCGGTATCGGGACATCGGTCCTGGCAGAGCCTGCAGCGGTATACGCACATCCGTCAGACAGGGGACCTATACATTGGCTGGCCGTGGCTCGAAGCTGTTACAGCCCCTATGGTTCCGTAGGCAGATTTCCCTCCGCCGAACTAGCGAACGTCCGTCATGAGAAGTTTGCAGCTCGTCCGCTCTTGAGCGACAAAGCATGGAAGCAGACTTAATCGACGGGACCGCTGACGCCCCCTAGAAAAAAATGAAAAAGTTCGCTTCCAGACATTTTAAGCAATTATTTGTATTGCAAAAATTATCACAATAGGACGGCTCCGAAGACAGCGCGCACTGGCCGATGCCATCGACGGCCTATGTCGGATGCCGCAGGCAGAAGCGGCGTAAGCACCGCCCACTCGGCATCGCTGAGGCTGGTTGCCTTAGGCAGACTCTCGCGCGCAAGCTCAGCAGGGGCGGCAAGCGTCCAAGTTTGGGATTCCTGGGTAAGCGTCAGACCATCTGCCACCTTCCATGGCGCCTGTCGCTCACCCAAAAACTTAACTGTTCGACCCGTTACGAAAAATGGACTAATGTAGCATACGCAAGCACTGGGCTGGAGACGAAATGAAATTAACAAAAGCTCAAATAATTGGCTTTCAATCATTTAGTGACTCAGGATTAATTGAATTTTCCGGAGGAATGAATCTTATCGTTGGCCAGAATAACGTTGGTAAAAGCTCCATTTTGAGAGCATTTATGCCAGATCTTGCAGATGATCGGCATCGATCTCCAAACACTTGGGAAGAGTTTAAGCTCCCAATGCCAATTGTTCATCTGACAATAAGTTTCAATAATACAGAATTCCGCGACTGCCTTTTATTGAATAGTCGATCTTTTATACCTGTAAAATACAACGATGACTACCCCGCGTATGTTCCAAAGTTGCTAGAGAAGGCAGAGCACGAAATTAATATTGTGCAGCGACCTGGCCAGCACCCGACCACTGATTACCCTGGGCATCGTGATTTTGTTTGGAACGAAAACCAGCATAAGGTTGCCATCCGCGTCATGGCGGATGGAGGTAATCTCAATTATAGTGCGGAGGGAACAGATAATGATTCCTCTGCAGAGATCGTCATTGGTTTGTGGCGGCGTGAAATGTTCTATTTTTCGGCAGAAAGAATGAATATTGGGAGATCAGCTCCGGATAACGCTCCACGATTGAGTCCTAACGCTAGCAATCTCCCCTCCGTACTACTCACTTTGCAGGGTGATCGCGGCGACCTGTTTCAAAAACTTGTCCGACATATGCGTGAAGTGTTTTCTACCGTCGGCAATGTCAGCGTGACGCCGGTATCGGGTGTTGGGTTGGTCGAGGTTCGGGTTTGGCCAACGGAGAGAATGGAAAGAGTGCAACTGAGCTTCCCTCTGCTTCAGAGTGGCACCGGAGTAGCTCAGGTCATGTCGATTTTTGTAGCCGTTATGACAGTTGAAAATGCTGTTATTATCATTGACGAAATCAACAGTTTTTTGCATCCCGCTGCCGTGAAAACGCTTTTACGTATTCTTCAAACTGAATACAGCAATCATCAATATATTGTTTCGACTCATGCGCCTGAAGTAATCGCCTCAAGCAATCCACGTAATATATTACTTGTCCAAAGAGAAGGCTACGAATCGAGGATCACTAAATTAGATATCGCCAGCGTTGACGCCCTGCGCGAGGTCGCAAGTCAGCTTGGCGTATCCATGGCGGACGTTTTTGCCGCAGATCGTGTAATTTGGGTCGAAGGTCCAACCGAAGAATTATGCTTCCCTTTCATCTATGCTCAAGGTGTAGGTCGAGCGGTCCCAAAAGGAATCATTTTTACATCAGTTTTGACTACTGGTGATTTCAACGCGAAGAGGCGGGATAAGGCATTAGTTTATGAGATCTACCAGCGATTAACTACTGTCGCAATACCTCTTTTGTCTGCTGCTATATTCAGCTTTGACACTGAAAAGCTGACAAATACTGAAAAAGAAAAGATGATCCAAGACTCTCGTGGCGCGCTGCATTTTCTCCCTCGTCGACTTATTGAATGCTACATGGTCTATCCGGATGCAATTTGTAAGTTTATTTCAGATCGTGACCTAACGAATCAAACCATAATATTGCCCAACGTGGTGGAGGCCAAGATAAAAGAAGTTGCGGAAAGGGATAAATACAAAGGCTGTAGCTGGACAAACGATCTGTTTGACCAAGGATGGCTTGCAAAAGTAGATGCTGCGAATTTGATTGCTGATGTTTGTGGTGAGATTTCAGAACAACGTGTCACTTTCAACAAGAAAGATGACACGCTCAGTTTGTTACAAATAATCCAGGTAGAAGCCCCTGAGCGGCTTTCTGAATTGAAGGACTATGTAGAGGGGCTTGTAAATGCCGTCTCTGAGCGTCAAGCTGCTGGGTGATTTCAGTCTATGGCCTGGGTCGAGGTGTTCTCATTGAACAGAAGCACAACGACGTGGCGCGGCGGATCATCTAGCGCAGCTTCGGCCTGATCGGCCCCTGCCTTATTATGATTGGCTGCCCCACGTCCTCTGCGGTCACTTTCTTCGCCTTCGCTGCAGCCATGCTCAACGTCAGACTGATGGCCCAGTATTATGAAACAGGCCTGAAAACTGATTAAGGCGCATGACAAAGCGATGACGAGTATTTATCCAAATGCCGGATTTGGGATGAAAAGCTTGGGATGCTTCCAAACTACTAGCCGGAGCCGCCAGACAATGGGCGAATGACCGCTCGTTCAGAGTACCGATCGTAATCGCAGCGGTTGAAATAGATCGAAAGCGGATGTTGGCGAATTTCATCGCTCTATTCGGTCGCCGGGGGCGGTGCCGGTTTTACAAGGCGGGCGAAGCGGTTCGCCTCGATCTTGCGCGGAACGCACGACGTCATACGCGTCACCGGAATGTGCAGCCGGTGGGACCACACGCGGATGCCACACTTATTGTCGGCTTGTGGAATGCGGTCGGACACGCCCGTTCCCTCCTCGTGATGGCGGATCATTCCTCCGCCGCTAAGCGGGGCGGCTCACGAGAGGAATGCTGCGGGGCACGGGGCATCGGCCCACATCCCAGCCCACATCCGACGCGCGGTAGGCGGCCGGATCAGCCGCAGAGCTGACGGCATTCCTTGCGGGCGGCCTCGACCCGCTCGTCGATCCACAGCGCCAGGTCGTTGAGATGCACGCCCTTGGCGCAGCGCTCGCTCGATTCCATGCGGACCAGCGGGAGGGCGATGGCGCCTGCCGAGATCTTGCGGACGAGCTTTTCCGGGGTGAGGTGTGAGAAGTAGTCTTTGCACACCCGGTCGATCGGGATGACGGCAGCCCCGCTGTACTGCGCCATCAGGAGGAAGGCGGTGTTCATGCGGGCTCCTTAGGCAGGGCTGGGAGTGGCGTGAAATGCGTGTGGTAGCCGGGCCAACCGCCGATGCTGACGCTATGGGTGTGCTCCTCCCCGACAAGCCGGAGCGTGATTTCGCAGGTACGCCCGCAATCGAGCGGGGACCCGACGTAGGGCGCTTCCGTCATCGGGAAGAACCACCACAGCACGTCGCCCATATCCTCGTGCCAATCGGACAGCGGGCGGGCGACTTCCTGTAACTCCGTCATTGTCCTGCCTCACGTTGAACGATGGCAGCGCGGTCGACGCGCTCGATCTCGGCAATCAGCAAAGCACAGGCCCGCACCAGATCGTGGCGGCGGTCCTTCGGCTTGAACGCTGAGAAGCCCCATGCCTCGGGCCAAAGGTCGCGTAGGGTGCAGCCGGCGGATGAAGGGGAGAGGTGGGCCCGCCAATACTCGCTGAGGGAGCCGACGAAGGCATAGGCAGCGGCGGCTTGGGCCAGCGCGCCGTCGGTGTGGGTGTCGTCGTGGGATGCCGTCCAGCCTTCCTCGACGATCTGGCGCCGCCGCTCGGCCGCCACGTCCTGCGCGGCGCGGGATTGCGGGACGAGGGTGTGATGGCCGGCGCTGTAGGCTGGATGGCAGTCGCGCAGCAGGGCTTCGTATCGGCCCGACAGATCGGAATAGGCCTGCTGCAGCCGCGTGGCCTTGGCGACGGCGGCGGCGTGACCGATCGTGGCGACGAGGGCAGCGCGCGTCATGCTGCGCCCCCTGCCTGCTGTTGCGTGGCGGCCTGGCGCTTGCGCAGGGCGCGAGCGACTCGGACCAGGGCCTGTCCCTCGCGGCGGCCGGGCGGGGTGGCGAGGACGATGGCGGGGCGGCCCGTGCACAGGGCGCGGGCGTCGTCACGGTAGGCTTCGACTTCGGCCGGGGAGAAGCCACGGGCCATGAGGTGATGGAACGTGCACGCCCCCTCGGGGCCCGCCTCGTGGTGGCGCATGGCCTCGGCCATGAGCCGGGTGCGCTCGGCGCGATCGGGGGCGGCCAGGGCCGCGCGGATGAGGGACGGTGCGGTCACGGGCGGGCCTCGCTGACGAAAAGGTCGGGGTTGCTCGGGCGGGGGTTGGGTGGGCGACCCCGGCGGGGGCGGTGTTCCTTCACTTCGGCCTTGAGCAGGGCGGTGGTCGCGTCCTGCAGACGAGCGCCGGCCCCTGCCTGCCCGCGATGCCGGCGGCGGGCTTTGGCGTAGGCAGCGGCGAGTTCGACGCGATGGGTGCGCAGCCTGTCGGATTTCATGATCGCGCTCCGCTGGCCGTCGGGGTTGTGGTGAAGCCGAGGGCGGCCAGGGCCACCCCGATCCGGGCCGTCGCTACGGCCGTGTCCTCATCGCTGGCGCGGAAGGCTTCGTCGGCGGCCATGAGCAGTTCGAACGCCATGGCGACGAGGCCGGTCGGGCTGCAGCCGACGTGATTGGTCTGGACGCGGCATCCCTCGTGATGCGCGCCGATGATGACGCGGCCGACGATCAGCCCGGCGTCGTGGTCGGTCAGGAACCAGCGCATGAAGGTCTCCTTCACGTCGCGAGCCTCGAAGATGTCGCGCGCCATGATCACACCCGCATCGGCATGAGGACGACGAGTAGGGCATCGTCGCCCGTGCGCGTCAGGATGGTGGGGCTTCCGGGGTCGGCGAGCTGGAACACGATCTGCTCGCCGCCCAGCACGGCCAGGGCCTCGCTGAGGTACTTGCCGTTGAAGCCGATCTGCAGGGGCGCCCCGTCGAGGCTCGAATTCACCTCGTCGGTGGCCTCGCCGGCATCGGGGTTGCGCTGGCTGAGGCGGATCACCCCCGCGTCGATGTCGAGGCGCACGGCCCGGCCGCGCTCGCTCGACACGGTTGAGACGCGGTCGACGGCGCCGGCCAAAGCCTCGCGGGCGACGGTGAGGCGCTTGTCGTTGCCCGTGGGGATCACCCGGGCATAGTCGGGGAAGGTGCCGTCGATGAGCTTGCTCGTCAGCACCACGTCATCGCGGGTGAACCGGATTTTGGTGGGCGACACCGCCACCTCGAACTGCGCGCTGCCCTCGATCTCCACGAGGTGGCCGAGTTCGGCCACGGTCTTCCGGGGGATGATGACGCCAGGCATGCCCTCGGCGCCTTCAGGGCGGGGCAGCGCGAGGCGGGCGAGGCGGTGCCCGTCGGTCGCGACGGCGCGCAAGCCTTCGTGGCGCTCCAGGCCGTCCGGGGCGTGGAGGTAGACGCCGTTGAGGTAATACCGAGTCTCCTCCGTGGAGATGGCAAAGCTGGTTTGCTCGAACATCCGCAGCACGTCGGCCACGGGCCAGGTGAAGCGGCTCGGCATCTCGCCGGCCTGCAGGTCGGGGAAGTCGCCGACGGGCAGGGTGCCGAGTTCGAACCGCGAGCGGCCGGACTGGACGACGATCTGCCCCTTGTCCGTCGTCTTCATGGAAATCGGTTTGTCGTCGGCCAGCTTGCGGACGATCTCCTTCAGGGTGTGGGCCGGCACGGTGACGCCGCCGGCCTCCTCCACCGTGGCCGCGCATTCCATCTGGATCTCGATGTCCAGATCCGTGGCCCGGATGGTGAGGCGCTTGCCCTCGGCCGCGAAGCACACGTTCGACAGGATCGGGATGGTGTTGCGGCGCTCCACCGTTCGGGTCGCCGCGTTGAGGGCCTTGAACAGGCCGGAGCGTTCGCAGGTGAGGCGCATCGGGTCTCAGGGCCTGTGGAGAGGAAAAGACGGCGGGGCTGCGGATGACGCGCCCCGCCGAAGTGTCCCGCGCCGGGAGGAAGCAGGGCGCGGGATCGGGGTGTCAGGCGCGCGAAACGCTCTGCGTCTCAGGAGCGCCGTCGTAGACGGGGAGCTGCGTGGCACGGCGGCCTCGGTGAGGGCGTGGGCGGCCATGTCAGGCGGCCTCGCTGCGCGCCTGGTGGCGGGCCAGCGTCATCAGCCGGTAGCGGACGGAGTTGGGATGCCGGTCGAGGGCCGCGCCGATGGCGATGTAGCCGTGTCCCGCCGCTTCCAGGGTGAGCAGGCGGGAGTCCTCGTCCGCCGAAAACCGCCGCACGAGGATCCCGCCGCGCTCGATGCGATTTGGGCCGGGGGCGACCGGGGTTATGGGGCGAGCGCCGGGCGGCTCGATCCCGAATTTAAGGCAGACGGCGCTGATGTTCGAGCGAGAGCACCCGTAGGCCTGAGCGAGCTGACCAATGCTCTCGCCCGCTTCGCGGCGTGCCGCGATCTGCTCGTGCTGCTCGGAGGTGAGGAAGGGGCGCCGCATCACGCGGCCGCGCTTTGCAGGCCGCCGGCCTGGGCGAGGGCGTCACACGAGCTGGTGTAGAGCGCCGTGCGGGTCTCTTCCACGTCCACTGTCAGGCAGCGGGCGAGGTCTTCGTTCGAGAGCGGGGCGAGGCAGGCGTCCGCCGTCTTGCCGGACCAGCCGAGCTTGCGGGCGAGGTGATTGCGAAGGGCGGCGCGGACCTGAGCCGGCGACGGCGGGTCGGGGAACGGGTTGGGCACGGACGCGGCTCCATCGCAGGTGGCGATGGCTTATCGCTACGTTGCGTAGCGACAATGGTCAACACGTGGTGTAGCGATTTCAGAATTTTAGCTACGCTGTGTCACGCGCTACCGCCAAGCGTTATCCACACCTACCGTGGGTTGAACAAATTTGTTCTTGCTACGTTCTCATTTTCAGGTGCAGCATATGGGAGTGGATTCCTTGGGGTGAATCATGAAAAGCACTGATCGTTACGCCGTTCAGACATACGTGCGTAACCGCAGGGGGACTATCAATCCAGGCCGAGGTATTGCCTGCAAAAATGCGGACGAAGCTCGTCGCAAAGCAGAGCAAAGCTGCAGTGGCAGGGCAGATATTGGTGCTGCTGCCATGCTGCTGCGGGGCGACGAATATTTGGGATCTACGGAGGAGCCAATCATCCTCGCCGTCTTTGGCGTTTGTCCGCCGGACGTGATTGACGAGATACCGTTCTAGGCTTTCTCTGGATCGGATGTTTGCCTGGACGCGGCAACGATCTGCGTCCAGTGGCGAGCATGGACAGTGCTTATGATCCCTGCTGCCCACTGAAGACTTGCATCAGGAATCAAAGGCGCATTGTAGCTTTCGAGGTGATAGCGACCCTTTTTTGAACCCTGCAAAATGCGCTTAAGGTAACGGTCACCGCTTTTGGTAGTTACGGCTGCATAGGAACCAACAAGACGCTCAGGGTTTTCTCCAAACTTCGAACACAAAACAACGTCATCAGGATCGAATTTGGGGTAGCCTGAATTACCTATGACGCGAAATGCAATCGTTCCGTCTTCAATCGGAAATGGGACGCTAATTTCGTAGATATTTTCATTTTCGCTAAGCTGTTCGGAGCCGGTCTCAATAATACTTCCTGCGCTGATCAGACCTTTTACACCAACGATATGCGTTCCCTCAATCACCTGCTCTGGTGCGTCGGTATCGCCGAACAGTATCCCACGTGCCGTCACTTCTACGCCATCAAACCTAAAGCGTGATGCGTAACGTTCCGCATCGTCTTGGCCGATTGTGCGCGATCCTCGTTCGTGAGCGGCGTAGCTGCTTTCCTTCCACTCGTTCTGCAAAGCCGCCTCACGCGCGGAGCGATACCCGGCTGCGTTCCGAGCCGCTTTCAATCGAAGGCCCTGCGCCTTCCTGATTTTTGCTTCATCCATAGTACGCAGTGTAGCGAACCGACCGCTACGTGCCGTGTTGACTGAAATCGCTACCTCTTGTAGCGATTGCGCCATGAACACGTTCTCCGATGTCATTGAGGCGCTTTCGATCGCTGGCACCGCTGATGTCCTCGATATCACGGAGAGCCATGCGCGGACCTTGAAGGCGCGCGACAGCATTCCCCCTATCTATTTCCGGCGCATCGTCGAGTCGGAAGCCGGGTCGGCTAAAGGCATCACGTTTGAGGTCCTATTCGGAATCCTCGAAAGGACGCTGGAGCGGAAGCCGAAGGCCTCAGTGCATCAAGCCGTTGCCTGATGGCCGCTCCCCGATCCAGTCATTCAGCCTGCCGGCCCTTCGACCTCGGACGTCTCGACCGACCGCAGGAGGTCGCGGGCGAGGTCCCGGGCTTGGCGCGGCGTCAGGCCGAGGGTGTGCCGAACTGGATCAGCGTCCTCGTCGGCTTGGCCGGCAGTGGTCAGGAAGACGAACGGGCCGGGGGCGTGGTCCACCCGGTAGGCCCACAGGGCATGCGGGGCTTCATGCTTCAGATCCAAGGCAGTCTCCTTTCGGGGCTCCGGGTGTTTCATGAACTTAGACCTGATCGGGCAGGCTCGTCCGAGCAAGCGACTCCGCCTCAGTTCAGCGAATGGTGCGCCTAATGCCCGCCTCCCGCTCACTGCTGTGCGCCGGCCTCATGGTTGCGGCGCTGCTCGTCATAGGTCGCGCGGCGCGTCGTCAGCAGGCGCGCCAGCAGGTCGCCGTCCGCCGCGTCGAGGTCGAGGGTCGCGATGGGCCGATCCTCGGCCGAGGTGTCGGCGAACAGGACGATGCGGGCCGCTCCGTCGGGGCCGAACAGCACCTGAAAGCGTGTCGTGATGGGGGGGGCGAGCGGTGCCGGGTGATCGGTCAACGTGCGTTTCTCCAGAATGCCGCTTGTGATGTTTGCGGTGTTGAGGACCCGGTTCGAGCCCTGGCGGAAAAGTCCTGGACCGTGGCGTACACCAGCCCGGCCCGTTGCCGGAGCCACGATCATGCTTGATCGCCTCCGCGCTGTTTCCCTGCCGTCCCTCGCCGACGCCGTCGACGGCGCCTGGTCCGTCCTCGATGCCGGGGCGCAGGCGGCGAGCGAGGCCTGTGCCTCCGTGACCGCGTATGCCTCCGATGCCCTCGCGGCCACGCCTTGCTCCGCCCTCGACTGGATGCCCGACACCTCGCCCCTCCCGGTGTTGCAGTGGTTGTTCGCCCCCGAAACGCCGGTCTCGGCGCTCGCTGCGGTGGAGGCAGCCTGTGCCGAGGGCGCGGGAATGTCCGGCGCTCTGTGGGACCATTTTTTCCCGAAGGCGGAGCGAGATTGGTCCGACGCCGTGGATGGGGCCGGGCTCGCCCGGTTCCTGCGCGGGCAGCACCCCGACAAGACGGCCCAGCACGTGGCGGCGCGCACGCGCCTGCCGGCGGACACGGTGAAGAAGTGGCTGGCCGGGGCGGCGCTGCCGAACGGGCGCGCCATCCTGATCCTGTCCTGCGCCTACGGGCCGGAACTGCTGCGGGCGATGCTGCACCGGCCGCCGGGCTGGCTCGACGCCGCGGCGCGCGGGGCCGAGCAGGTGAAGCTCGAGGCGCGGCTGGCCGACCTGCAGCGTCAGCTCGGGCGGCGGGCATGAGCGGGCTCGCGCGCCTCCTTGCTGCCGGGGCGGCCTCGCTGATCCGGTTGGGCGCCCGCGTGCCCCTCGGGTGTGGGGCGCGGCTCCTCGGGTGGTCCGCTTGGCTGGAGGCGCGGGCGCGGCCGGGGGGCCGGATGCCCGAGCCTTAGCCCGGCCCGCCTCGTCGCTTCCCACCCCGTTCGCCCCGCCCTGCGCGGACCCTTCCGCGCGCCTGCCAGCCTGGAGTTCGAGCCATGACCGGATCGTCTGCCTTCGAGGCGTGGGTGGAGGAGGCGCGGGCCGTCACCCTTGAGGAGGCCGTGGCCGGACGCTCCTCGGCGCTGAAGTGGCGCGGGGGCGAACTCGTCGGACCCTGCCCCCTGTGCGGGGGTGAGGACACGTTTGCGATCAACCCCCGCAAGCGGGTGTTCATCTGCCGGCGCGGCGATGCCGGCGGGGACGCCCTGGCGATGGTGCAGCACCTCGACGGGTGCGATTTCGTCGTGGCGTGCGAGATCCTGACGGGGCGTCCGCCGCCGGACCGCGAGCGCGGCGAGACGGACGCGGCGCGGGCCGAACGGGCGGCGGCGCAGGCCGCGCGGCAGGCCGAGCGCGCGGCGGCCGAGCTGGCGCAGGAAGACGAGAGCAACGCGTTCCGGGCTAAGGAACTGGCGCGGTGCCGTGACCTGTTCCGGGCGAGCGTGGCCCTGCCGGGGACGGCGGCCGAGGCCTACCTGCATCGCCGCGGGCTCGTGGCGCCGCCGGGGACGTGGCTGCGCTGCGCCCCCAAGCATCCCTATTGGGAGCACGTCGCCGACGGGCGCGGCGGCAAGGCGTGGCGGGTGATCCACGAGGGGCCGGCGCTGCTGGCACCCGTGATCGGCCTCACGGGGCGGTTCGCCGGGCTGCACGCCACGTGGATCGACCTTGCCCGGCCCTCGGGCAAGGCCGAACCGGTGCACCCCAACACGGGCGAGGTGCTGCCGGCGAAGAAGGTGCGGGGCTCGGCCAAGGGCGGGCACATCCCCCTGGTGCGGTGCGAGCGGCCGACGACGCTGTTCCTCGGCGAGGGCATCGAGACCGTGCTGTCGGTGTGGCTGGCGCTCCAGGCCTGCGGGGACCCGCGCCTGGAGGGGGCGGTGTTCCGGTCGGGCTACAGCCTCGGCAACATCGGCGGCCGGGCGGCGGGGAGCGTGCCGCACCCGAGCGACGTGACGGTGGACCGCCTCGGCCGGCGCCGGGCGCGGCGGGTGCCGGGGCCGGTGCCGGACCTCGGCGCGCCGTCGATCCCGGTCCCCGACACCCTGACGGCGGCGTACCTGCTGGGCGATTCCGACAGCGACCGGACCCTGACGGAGAACGCCTTGAAGCGGGGTGCGGCGCGCATTCGGCATCAGGTGCCCGCGTGTCGGGTGGGCATTCCCTGGGCGCCCGAGGGCGAGGATTTCAACGATGTGCTGCGGAGGGCTGCGGCGTGAACAATATCGAGCTCATGACCTACAGATACTCTTCGCTCAATCACTTCGGAGTGCGGGAAGACCCCCCTTTTATCTCTGCGAGTTTTTCTTTTGCTTCTTCAATGATTCTTGTGAATTCAACATCGGCCTCAATATCTTGCGCAATATTCATCCTCCTTAAAATTCCTACGACTACGTTCCAAAGATTGCTGGATTTTGGATTTGAAGCATTTGCGACCGCCTGCGTTAGCAAAAGATCAATATGGGTGGAGGACATATCCGTAATTCCCGAGATGAATTCTAGAACGCGCAAAGCGTGCAGTTCCGAATATTCAGTCGATTGTTCCATGTCGATTCCTTCTCAGTTCAATGCCGCGTCTGCGCTTGATCGAAGACTCAACTCAAACCAGCCTGCTTTGTGTTCCTACTCAATGAACGTGGACAGATCATGATCGATGACCAGCGCCACGAGATCACCCGGCTTGTCGACGAGGCGGAAGCTGTTGGCGATGAGGAGGCCGGGCTCGACCCCGCCGATGGCTGGGGCGGCGGCCCTCCGGAACCACCCTCCGGCGGCGACGCCGACGAGGGACCGGATGGCCCACGCAAGGTGAACCCCAAGGATCTGGCCTATTGCGCCACCCTCGATCATTCCGACACCGACAACGGCAAGCGGCTGATCCGGCACTTCGGGGCCGACCTTTCGGTGGTTGCGCAGGATGAGGTGTCAGGCGGATCATGGCTCGCCTGGACCGGAACGCATTGGGACTTGGCGGGTGGCCTCGCACTGGCGAGCATGGTGGTTCAGTTGCTCGGTGACCGGATTATCCTCGAATCCGAGTTCATCCACCCGAGCCCGCGCGAGCAAGCCGCCATCAAGGCGGCCGAGGCCCTGGAAGGCAAGACGCGGGCGGACCTGACGGACGACGAGAAGGTGACCGTGGCGCAAGGGGCAGCGGCGGCCGATGCCCTGGACAAGCGCCGGGGAAAGCGCCGAGCGTTCGGGGTGTCCTCCAAGAACAAGGCGCGTCTGGAGGCTACACTGCACTGCGCCGCACCGCGCCTGCGGCGGAACCCGGACGCGTTTAATGCCGACCGCTACCGGGTGGCGTGCCTGACGCACACCCTTGCGTTCCGTGCCGAGCGGGACGACGAGTGCCCAGACCCCTCCGTGACGCGCCTCGTCGGGATCTGTGACGCCATCGAAGGGCATCGCCGGGACGACTGGATTACCGCCGTGGTCCCGCAACCCTATCGGAAGGATGCGACGGCGCCGTTGTGGCGGGCGTTCATGGAGCGAATGCTGCCGGATGCGGCCAAGCGGCGGACGGTGCAACAATTCACAGCGCTGGGCCTCCTCAGCGTGCCGGTGCAGCACCTCATGTTCCACTATGGCCTCGGCGCCAACGGCAAGTCGGTGTATCTGGAGACCATCGCCCGCGTGCTGGGGCCGAGCCTCGCCGTTGGCCTGCCCCGCGAATCCATCGTGGGCGGCTCGGAACGGGCCTCCGGTGGCGCCTCACCGGATATCGCCCGGCTCTACGGGCGACGGTTCGTCCGCATCCTTGAGGTAGCGGGCAACGTTCCGCTGCAAGAGGACATGATCAAGAAGCTGACCGGCGGCGAGCCGATCCCGGTCCGCTCCCTCTACAAGGGCTATTTCGAGTTCCAGAACTTCGCCACCGCGCATATGAGCGGGAACGATTATCCGACCATCACGGGCACGGATAACGGCATCTGGCGGCGCATGCTGCTGGTGCATTGGGACCAGACCATCCCCATCGAGGAACGCGACGATTTCGAGGTGGTGATCTCCCGGTTCGTGGATGGGGAGGGTGCGGGCATCCTCGCGTGGCTCATCGAGGGCGTGTGCGATTTCATGGCGAACGGGCTCGTCATCGCGCCCTCTGTGACCGCCGACACGCAGGAATACCGCGAGGACATGGACCCGGTGGGTGAGTTCCTGGCGGCTTGTGTCCGGCCCTCGCCCAACGGGCGTGAGACGGCGCACGCGCTCTATGACGCCTATCATTCTTGGTCGCTCGCCAATGCGAAGCGAACGCTGTCGCAGACTCGGTTCGGGAAGCGGCTGAAACAGCTCTACGACCACGGCCCCATCGCCGGCCGGGTCTATTACCAGGGCTGCGAGCTGCACGACGTGCCCGACCGGCCTGATGCCCCGCAACCCCAGGACGGGCTCGATTTTCGCCGTTGAGCCTCACCACGCCGTTTCGTGGTGACGGTGGTGAGGGTGTGGTGACCCTCACGCCACAAGTATCACCAGCCTATTCATGTTTGATTGCAGGCACTTAGGCGCCTGTGGTGACCGTGGTGAGGGTTTCGCGCGCAGGTATAGACAATCGGGGTTCCGGGGTCAGCTAGCACAGAAATCTTATACACCACGTGGAAAAACTATCACCACTCTCACCATGGCTATTTAAGTTGCTGTCATTCAAAGTATTTTGATTGGTGATGGTTCGTTTTGAAGTATCTTCCAACTCTCACCACACTCACCGGACGGACTTCGTGATGGCTCATGACGGTTTTCTGCCCGCTTCTGGCCCTCGTGCTCTGCGCGTTTCGGACTTCTCTCTGGAACAGCGGGCCGGCTGGGTGGCGGCGAGCGAGCGCAAGGCGGCGACGGAGGCCGCCCTGGCGCCGGATGCCGGGCACACGAACGATGGCGACGAGCGGGAATGGTTCGTGGCCTATACGAACCCGAAGCGGGAGCACGCGGCGGCTGCCACGCTGCGGCGGCGAGACTTCGTGACGTGCCTGCCGGTGATGACGGTGAGCCGCACGCGGAGCCGCAAGCGGGTGACGGAGGCCGTGCCGCTGCTGCCGCGCTACCTGTTCGTGGGGCTCGGGCCGGGTCAGAGCCTGTACGGCCTGCGGGAGACGCCGGGGCTCGAAGGCATGGTGCGCGTGGGCGGGGTGCCGGCGACGGTGCCGGTCGAGCTGATCCAAGGGTTGCGCACGGCGCAGGCTGCGGGCGTGTACGACTTCTCCGATGCAGCGATGGAGGCCAGGGCTGCGGATGAGGGTGCGCAGGCGTGGGCCAGGACCGCGCTGCGGTTCGCGCCAGGGCGGAAGGTGCGCGTGTTGAGCGGCGCCTACCGATCCTTTGGCGGTGTCGTGGACGCCGTGAGCCCGCCGGACCGGATCGATATGTGGATCACCCTGTTCGGCCGGTCTTTCTCCGTGCCGATGATGCTTGCCGATGTGGCGTTGGAGTGATAGCGATTGGGGGTCGCACGGGACTGTTGTTGCAAATCTGCAACCACCGCCCCGTGCGTTAGCTTTGGTGGATGGCCCCGGTGCGCGAGCATGCGGGGTCTTTTCGTATCCGAAGGTATGGCTTGGCGTCCCCGTACCTTTCGGCCCGCTGCTGGCCCTGGCTCCGATGCGGACCGGGCGCAGGCGACACGGGCCTATGACCGACGCCGTCGCCAAGAGGTTGAGACCCGCGCCCTGTATGGGACGGCCCGATGGCAGGCGACGCGGGCCGAGCAGTTGAGGCTCGAACCGCTGTGCTGCATGTGCATGGCCGAGCGTCGAGTGACTGCAGCTGTCGTGTGCGATCACGTCGAGCCGCACCGTGGCGATGTCGCGAGGTTCTGGGCTGGCCCGTTCCAGTCCTTGTGCACCCCGCACCACAACTCAGCCAAGCAAGCCGAAGAACAGGCGGCACGCTGAGGGGGTGGGGGGGGTGTCGAAAGTTCAGAGAAGACAGCTGTAGACCGGCTGTCTAACCCCCTCTTTTTCTCCGCGATATTGGCGGAAACTTTTTTATGAGAGGAGCCAAGGCCGCTTGGCTGATCGCCGATGACGCGTGGACGGAAGCCGGACAGCCCGGCGCTACAGGCGGCGAAGGGTAGCCCGGGCAAGCGTGCCCGCGCGGCCCGGACCATGGCGCGCACCGAACGCCTCGCGGCCAACGATCCGCTGCGCCCGCCGACGTTCCTCACCGCCGGCAAAGGCGACGAGGGCTTCACCCTGGCGCTGCGGATCTGGCGCGAGCAAGCGCCGCACCTTCACCGGCGCAACCTCCTCGACCGGATGGACCGATACGCGTTCGCGCGCTGGTGCGTCTATCAGGCCGAGTGGATCGAGACGACGCAGACCATCAAGACCGAGGGCGTCACCCGCCTGGTGAAGACGGTCGGAGGCGATGAGATGCCCCGCCGTCACCCGGCGGCCAGTCACCGGGACCGGATCGAACTTGCCATGGGCAAGCTCGAAGCGTCCTACGGTCTGACCCCGGCGGATCGCTACAAGGTCATGCGCGACCAGGCGGCCAATCCCCTCGGAGGCCTGTTCGATGATGATACCGAGCGCGGGCAGGGCCCGTCTGCGCCGGCCCCCTCCGGGGAGCTTGATCCCGTCGGCTTCATGGCCGACCACGCAGCCCCGACGCCGGGCACGCGACCGAACTGATGGTCGCGTCGCCCGCCCTTCCGGCGGCGCTCGCGAATCCCTCCCCGCTCCCGCGACCGGGGTGGGTGATCGAGGCCGAGGCGCAAGGTCTCGCCTTCGTCGGGGTCCACTGGGACCGAGCGGCGGCGGCGCCGGACGTATGGTTCGATGAGGTCCTGGCCGAGCGCGTCGTCACCCTGTGGCCGACGCTGTTCCGCCACACGGAGGGGCGCTGGGCCGGCAAGCCCTTCCGCCTGACCGCGTGGCAAGCCGCCATCGTGCGCCTTCTGGTGGGGTGGAAGACCGCCGACGGGTTCCGGCTGTTCCGGCGCCTGTTCCTCTGGATCGGGCGCAAAAACGGCAAGACCGAATTCCTGGCCGCGCTCACCATCCTGTTCTGGGTGTGCGACCGGGAGATGGGCGGGCAGGCCTACGCGATGGCCCGCAACGAGGCGCAGGCGCGCATCGTGTTCGAGAAGGCCAAGACGATGGTCCGCCTCTCGCCCGCGTTCTCGAAGCGGGTGCAGGCGTTCAAGAAGTCGCTCTACCTGCCCGACCTGTGGTCCAAGTTCGAGCTGCTGTCGGGCAAGGCGGAGGGCAAGCACGGTCTCAGCGCTTCCGTCATCGTCGGCGACGAGATGCACGAATGGGCGGACGGCACCCTGTACGGGACGCTGCACCAGTCCATCGCGGCGCGCGACCAGCCCATCGAGCTCTACGGCTCGACGGCCGGGTTCAAGAGCCGGAACTACGGGTGGGTGCTGTGGGAGGAATGCCTGTCGATCCTGGCGGGCGGCCTCACCGACGCGACCACGCTGGTGGTGATCTTCGCCGCCGACCCGGAGGACGACTGGACCGACGAGGCGGTGTGGCTCAAGGCCAACCCCAACCTCGGCATCAGCCCCAAGATCGAATACCTGCGGGCGGAGTGCGCCAAGGCGCGGGACAACCCCCGCCTGGAGAACGACTTCCGCCGGTATCACCTCAATCAGTGGACCGAACAGGTGGTCCGCTGGCTGTCGCTGATGAAGTGGGACGCCTGCGCGCCCGACCCGGAGGCGTGGCAACGCTTCCCCGCCGAGCTGCGGGGGCGGCGGTGCTTCGGCGGCCTCGACATGTCGTCGGTGTCGGACCTCACCGCCCTCGTGTGGGTGTTCCCGCCCGTCGAGGCCGATGAGCGGTGGAAGCTGGTGGTGCGCCTGTGGGTGCCGGCGGAATCCATCGTGCTCCGGGCCCGGCGCGACCGCGTCCCCTACGATGCCTGGGCCAAGGCCGGGGCGGTCACCGCCACGGACGGGAACGTGGTCGATTACGCCGTCATCGAGCGCCAGGTGAAGGCCGATGCCGAGGCGTTCGATGTCCAGGGCGTCGCCCTCGACCGCTGGAACGCCACCGGGACCGCCGTTCGGCTGGGCGAGGATGGCGCCAACGTCGTCATGTTCGGCCAGGGCTTCGCGTCCATGTCGGCGCCCTCGAAGGAATGGGAGCGCCTGGTGCTGGCCGGGCTGCTCGACCATGGCGGCCATCCGGCCCTGCGCTGGATGATCGGCAACATCGCCATCGCCACCGACGACGCCGGCAACATCAAGCCGACGAAGGTCAAGTCTTCGGAGAAGATCGACGGTCCCGTGGCAGGGATCATGGGGCTCGGCCTCGCCATCGCGCAGGAATCGCCCTTCGACCCCAACGCCTGGATTGAGAGCTACGCATGAAATGGCTGAGGCGGGCCCTCGGGCTCGAGGGGGCGAAAGACATCGAGCCGTTTCGGTCTGGTCAAGCCTCGACCGAGAATGGCAGCAACTTCGTCACCAACCAGGTCACCGTCGCCGATTACCGCGATTCGCATGCCGCGCATGCGGGTGGCGTGGTCGGTCTGTCCGCGACGTGGGCCTGCGTCCAGCTCATCGCCGGCACCATCGCGTCGCTGCCTCTCATGGTCTACCGGACGGATGCAAACGGGGTCCGCACGGTGGCCCGCGACCATCCCCTGTATTTCGTGCTGCACGACAGCCCGAACTATGACCAGACGGCCGTCGACTTCTGGGAGTTCATGGCTGCCGGCATCGAGTTGCAGGGCAACGCCTACGCGCTGATGGAGCGAGGTTCGTCCGGCGCCATCGCCGCGCTGCACCCGATCCGCCCCGACTTGGTCAAGGGGCGCCGCCGCAGTGATGGCGGCATCGAGTACGAGTGGAAAGAGGACGGGCGGCGCATCGTGAAGCGGGGCGAGGATGTGCTGCACATCCGGGGCTCACTGGGCGACGCGCTGTCGGGGGCATCGACCCTGTCGGTTTGCCAAGGGGTGTTCCGGGACGCGCTAGAGGCCGAGAACGCGGCGGGCGCCATGTTCCGCAACGGCGTGAACGCAAGCGGCGTCCTATCAACGCCTGAAAATGTCCGGCTCACGAAGCCTCAGCGCGACGAGTTGGAGCAAAACCTTCGCGAAAAGTACATGGGCAGCATGAAGCAAGGTGTGCCCATGCTACTCGATGGTGGTCTGACCTGGGTTCCGCTGTCCATCAATCCTGCCGATGCGCAGATGCTGGAAAGTCGCAAGTTCGGTGGTGAACAAGTTTGCCGAATATTTGGTGTTCCGCCAGGGATGGTAGGTTTCGGCGACAAGGCGTCGAACTGGGGCACCGGCAAGGAAGTCGATGTTCTTGGATTTCAGAAGTTCACGCTGCGCAAGCGTCTGAAGCGCATCGAGCAGGCCTTGTTGAAACAGCTCGTACCCCTCGCGGAACGACGCGCGCAGGGACTGACGATCGAATTCAACTTCGAGGGCTTGCTGCGCGGCGACACGGCCAGCCGGTACGAGGCCTACGAAAAGGCGATCCGGATGGGCATCGCGACCCGCAACGAGGTTCGCGCGCTCGAAAACCTGCCGCCGGTTGCCGGCGGCGACGTGGTGACGGTGCAGATGCAGGATGTGCCGCTCGCCAGTGCCATCAGCGGGGATCGAAATGAAGCGCTCAAGTGAGGACAATCGGCGCACCGCCCCGGTCCTGGCGATCAAGGCGCTCAAGGAATCTGGCGAGTTCGAGGGGTACGGCTCGACCTTCAATGGCGAGCCGGACGCATACGGCGATGTGATTGCCTCCGGCGCCTACGCCGACAGCCTCGCGGCACACCAGGCCAAGGGCACGATGCCCAAGCTGTTCTGGCAGCACAACGCCGATGAGCCGATCGGCCGGTGGGTGGGCGCGAAGGAAGACGACCGGGGCCTGCTGATGCAGGGCAAGCTCAACATGGATGTGCAGCGGGGTCGCGAGGCGTACGCGCTGCTGAAGGCAGGCGACATAGACGGCCTCTCCATCGGCTACCGGATCAAGGCCTACAGCGTCGACACCGATACGGGGGTCTGGACTCTCGAGAAGCTGGACCTCGTCGAGGTGAGCATCGTGTCCGTCGGCGCCAACGAACATGCGGTCGTGCAGAGCGTGAAGGCCGCCAAGGCCGCGCACGACCTTACCGAGAAGCTGAAGGCCGGGGACCGGCTGCTAGCGCGAGAATTCGAGGTCTGGCTGAAGGGGCTGGGCTTCTCGAACTCGCAGGCGGAGCGCGCCGCGCGCCTCCACCTGAAGGGGCAGGGGGAACCTGCCGACGCGGCGGATGACGGGCTCGCCTTCCTGCGCGCCCTGACGAACTGACGGCACAACCCCCGATTCCGGAGATCATCGTGAAAACCTTCCTGTCCCTCATGGCGGCGGGCCTGATAGCCCTCGCCTTCATTACCGCCGCACCCGACGCGCACGCCGCGTTCGGCTCGGCCCTCGCCTCCACCTCCCTTGCTCCCTGGGCCCTGGCCGGAGCCGGCGGCATCGCCCGCCTCGCGGCCTGCGCCATCGGCCCCCGCATCGTATTCGAGCGGCCCGGTGAGGGTGGTACCGGCGGCAAGAGCGCTGCCGAGCTGGCCGCCGACTTCAAGCGGGACTTCGACACCAAGCACGACGGTGTGAAGGCCATCGCGGAAAAGGCCCTGGCCGAGGCCGCGAAGGGGACGCCGCTCGCGACCACGGCCAAGGAACTCGCCGACCAAGCCATCCTCGGCATGAACGAAGCCAAGGCGCGGCTCGACGAGCTCGACCAGAAGATGGCCCGTCGCGGCGAGCCGGACGATCGGCTGCTCACGGCCGGCGAGCGGTTCGTGGAAGACGATGCGTTCAAGAGCTTCGCCGGCCAGACCCGTCCCCGGGGGCGTGTTCTCGTCGAGGTGAAGGACATCACTTCGCTCACCACCGAGGCGGCCGGCTCGGCCGGGGCCCTGATCCAGTCCGACCGGCGCGGCCTGCAGGTAGAGCTGCCGCAGCGCCGCCTCACCGTCCGTTCGCTCATCCTCCCGGGCCAGACGGCCAGCAACTCCATCGAGTACGAGCAGGAGAAGCTGTTCACCAACGCCGCCGCCCTGGTCGCCGAAGGGGCCCTGAAGCCGCAGTCCGAGCTGCAGTTCGAGGACAAGACTGCCACCGTCCGCACGATCGCGCACTGGATGCGGACATCCGTGCAGATCCTCGCCGACGCGCCGGGCCTGCGCTCGATCATCGACCAGCGCCTGCGCTATGGCCTGGCCCTCGCCGAGGAAAATCAGCTCCTCAACGGGTCCGGAACCGGGCAGAACCTGCTCGGCCTCGTGACGGCGGCCGTCGCCTACGCAGCCCCCGGTGGGCTCGTCGCCACGACGCAGGTGGACACTCTCCGCCTGCTGATCCTGCAGGCGGCGCTCGCCGAGTATCCGCCGAACGGGATCGTGCTGAACCCCATCGACTGGGCCGCCATCGAAATGGCGAAGGACACGCAGGGGCGATACATCATCGGCAACCCGCAGGGGACCGTCGCCCCGACTCTCTGGGGCCTGCCCTTGGTCCCGACGCAGGCCATGGGCGTCGACAAGGCCCTGGTCGGTGCCTTCAACCTCGCGGCGCAGATCTTCGATCGCCAGGACGCCACCATCGACGTGTCGACCGAGGACCAGGACAACTTCGTCCGCAACAAGGTCACCATCCGCGCGGAAGAGCGGCTGGCGATGGCGATCTACCGTCCGCAGTCCCTTGTCTACGGCGACCTCGGCCGCGTCCCGTAGCCCCCTCGGCTCATGCAGGCGGGCGGCTTCGGCCGCCCGCTCCATGAACCGAAAGGAGACGGACGATGATCAAGGCCATTCTACTCAAGCCCCTCGATGGCGACACTGAGGGCTCCGTTCGCGAGTTCGATCGGGCTGATTTCGATCGTCTGGAAGCGATGGGAGCAATCTGTGTCGACGACGGCACGGGTCCGAGGCGTAAGCCCTCGGTACGCGATGTTGCGTCCCAGATAGCCGCCGGCAACGAGGAACTCGCGCGCCTCGTTCATCTCGTGACGGAGGCTGGCGAGCGCCACCGGAAGGCGATCGACGCCGTCGCGGAAGCGGAGCGGGCCGCGGCCGAGCGCCTGGATCTGCTTCGGCGGGATGTCGCGGGTGCAGAGCGGTCTACCGCCGAGCGCCTCGACGCGCTCAAGCGGTCCGTCGCCGATGCCGAGGCGGCTGCGCGGGAGCGCGGGCGTGCGCTCGCGCAGGAAGATGACGCCGCCCCCAAGGCCGAGAAAGCCGCGCCTGCGGTCATCGACAAAGCTGCGCCGCCAGTCGCCAACAAGGGCGACCCGGCCCCTTCTTCGGTGAAGGGCTGAACCGCCCCATGCGCGTCCGCGTCGTCACGCCGCCGGCACCGATCCTCACCGTCGAGCAGGCCAAGCGCCACCTGCGCGTCGAGGGCGGCGACGAGGATGCGTATATCGTTGACCTCATCGCCGTGGCGACGGCGTGGATCGACGGGCCGGATGGGTGGCTCGGGCGGGCGCTCGGCGAGCAGGTGCTGGAGGCGGTCGTGCCGTCGAGCGCCTGGGCCGGCGAGCGCTGGCTGCCCCTGCCGCCGCTGCTCGACATCCTCGGCGAAACCCCGTCCGACGCGGGCTTCATCACGGTCCGGTATCGTGCCGGCTACGCCGGCGGCGCGGTGCCGGCGCCGATCCGACACGCCATCCTGCTCATGGTCGGTCACCTCTACGAGAATCGCATGGCCGTCACGGCGGCCACCCACATGGGCGCCATGCCCATGGGCGTCGATGCGCTGCTGTCGCCCTATCGTGTGTGGAGCGTCTGATGGACCCCGGCCGGTTCGATCTTCGCGTCACCCTGCGGCGGCGCCCCGAAGTGGGAAGCCCCCGCGAGCGCGGGGCTTATGCCGACGCCTTCCCCGTGTGGGCCAACTTCCGGACGGCCGGCGTCCGCGAACTGGTCGAGGGCGGGCAGGCAACGAACGTCGAGAGCGGGGCGCTAACTTTGCGGGATAGTGCGCAGGCCCGCACGATCACGGGGGCCGACCGGGTCGTGATCCGGGGCCGTGACTTCGCCATCGAGGGCGTCGGACTACCTGACCGCCGCACTGGCCTCATCGTTCTTTCCGTCGCGACCAAGCTCGGAGGCCAGTGATGATCGATGTCTCCGCCGCCTTCGGTGCGTTCACGCAAGGTCAGGGAGCGCTCGAGCTGGCGCCCGCCGCCCGCTCGTTCCGGGTCGGCCCGGGTGCCCTCAGCAGCTTCCGGCTCCTCGATGCCGCCGCCAGCGTGATCGGCGTGGATCGGATCAGCGGGCAGCTCGCGTCGCTCGCCGTGAAGATGGCGTTGCGGTCGGACCGCGCGGCGGAGGGTATCGCCGCCGAGATGGTGCAGGAAATGCGGGCGCGGGTCCCGAAGGACAGCGGCACGCTGTTCAACGGCATCACTTGGCGCAATGAAGGCCGGACCATCATCGTCGAGGCCTCGGCCGTGCGTGGTGGTGACGACTACGCTCGTTGGGTCGAGTTCGGCCACCAGGCCGGGGGCCAGCATGCGGACGCCGATTATTTCGCGAACGGTGACCATGGAGCCATCCGGCGCCGTCCCGCTTCGCAGCCGACCACCGTCCGACCCGAGCCGTACTTCTGGGACGCAGCGCGGGCGGGCCTCGTAAATCTTCGGGGTGAGATGGCGCTCGAGGCCCGGGCGGCCGGGCGCGAGGAAAGGTTCTGATCATGGCGCAGGTGAAGGTCGAGCAGCCCATCACCATCCGGGCGAACGACGTGGGCACGGTGCACTACCCGGCCGGCTTCTCCGGCCGGGTGCCGAAGGATCACGCCGAGCGGATCGCGGCGGCCGGCGCCGGGACGCACCTCGACGCCGCCGAGGCGGACGCGTCGAGGGCTGGTGAGGCCGGTGACGATGACGCCTGAGCTGGCCATGCAGAAGGCCATCACGGACGTTCTCACGGCCAACGCCAATGTGGCCGCCCGCGTCGGGGGGCGGATCTTCGACGAGGTGCCGAACGATGGCACGGTGGCGCCGCCCTACGTCTACCTCGGCCCGATCAACCGCCGCCGTGTGCCGCACGACTGCGCCCAGATCTGGACCATCACGGCCCGGCTCTACGTCATCAGCGCCGAGTTCGGCCGGCAAGAAGCCTGGGACGCCATCGAGGCCGTCGTCCAGGCCCTGGACGGAGCGGACGCCCCCGACCTCGAGTTCGCGGCGCCGTTCTCGATCCAGGAACCGCTTCGGGTGACGCAAGCCGGCGACGTGATCGACCCTCTCGCTCTGAAGAGCGTGTTCCTCGACCTCACCACCACCATCGCAAGGGAATCCTGATCATGGCCGCGCCCAATCTTCTGCCTGGTACCCGATTCCGTGTCCTCCGCGGCAACGGTGCCACCCCCGAAGTCTTCGCCTTTGTGTGCATCGCGCAGAGCAAGACCATCACGTTCACGAACGAGTTCGAGGACGCAACAGTGGCCGACTGTGAAGACCCGTTGAAGGTTCCTGCCCGCAAGAGTGTACTGCGCTCGACGGCTTGGGGCGGACGCATCGCTGGTATCGTCGACGCTAAGCGTTACGCAGTGTTGGAGGCCGACCGGAAAAAGGAAGCCCCTACGAACTATCAGTTCCTCCTCGACCGCTCTGCTGCAGAGGGGGGCGGCACCTTCACCGGCCCGATCTTCACTGAGACACTGGAGATTTCCAGCCAGAACAACGGGCTGGTCAACTTCACGATGCAGTTTCGCGGCGACGGCGAAGTGGTCTGGGCGCCGGTGGCATGAGCGCCATCGACACCGGCCGCACCTGCGTCGACGCCGATTTCGCGGGGGAGCGCCGCAGGTTCCAGCTTCGCCTCGGGGAGATGGGCGAGCTGGAACGCCTGACCGGCATCGGCATCGGCGCGATCTTCATGCGGATGGGCGCGCACCAGTTCAGTCACCGCGACGTGTGGGACACGATCCGCCTCGGCCTCGAAGGGGGCGGCACCTCGGCCCTCGAGGCGACCGCCCTGGTGATGCGCTACCACACGCAGCCGCTGATGGACTTCCTGCCTCTGGCGGCCAGCATCGTGGCGGCGGCCGTGAACGGTGCGCCGCCGGGAAAATCCGCGACGGAGGGGGGCAGCATCGCCCCGGAGACCTCTCCGTCTTCTACGCCGGCGGCGCCATCGTCGGATGGACCCCTCGGGAAGTCGACCGGATGACCCTGCCGCAGTTCCATGCGGCCATCGGCGGATACCTGCAGGCTCATGCGCCGAAGGAGACCGCCGACCTCGATGAGAGCGATTTCCTCGCCGCGCTCGCGGACGAAATGGCAGCAGGACGCGCGTAGATGGCCGAGCCGCTCACCCTCAGTTTCCAGGCGGACACCTCGCGGGCGCAGGGGGCCATGGCGAGCCTCGCGGCGTCCGTCATTGGCAACATGACCTCCATCGGGGTCGCCATGTCGGGTGGCGCGGCCAACACGAACAGCTTCGGCGCGACTCTGCAGGGGTTGGCGAACAATGCCGGCCGCGCGGCTCAGGCCGTCGGGGCGGACGTGTCGAAGATCGCCACGAACACGGTAGCGGCGGCGAGCAAGGAGGGCGCGACCCTGGAGGGGATCGTGCGGTCCTTCACTGCGGCGGCGGCCACCTCAAACACGGCGCAGGCCGCCATCCAGTCGGGCACTGCCGCCACCTCGACGGCGTTGGGAACCCTCATCGCGCAGGTGCCATCGCTGAAGACTCTGCTCGGGGCTTTCCTGGCCTTCGAGGCGGCGAAGCTGGTGTTCGCCAGCGTCACCGCCTCCATCGACGAGGCGCGCGAGCACGTCGAGGATTTCGTCCGCATCGGCAAGGATGCGGAGAAAGCCGGGGTGGGCTCGGGCTTCTTCCAGCGGGCCACCCTCGACGCCAAGGAATTCGGCCTCACCGTCGAGCAGGTGACCTCCGCCCTGACGGCGGCGCGGGCCGCGACGCGTGTGACGATCGGCGAGGGCCGGGATGGGGTGACCACGTCCCCCCTGGACAACCGCCTGCGCCAAAACGTCCAGGCCGGCAACATCACGGCGGCCGATAAGGCCGTGGTGGACGGGGCCGGCACGCAGGAAGCCAAGATCAGGGCGGTTCTCGACCTCATCGACAAGCTGCGGGCGGCGAGCCGCGACGCGGCGGCATTCGATCTGGCCGGCAAGTTCCTCGGTCCCGATTTCGAGCGGCGGATGCGCGACGGAGCGGACGTGGTCGACAAACTGCGGGACAAGCTCGACAGCGGCGCCGTCTCGGCCGGGGGCGTCCGCATCATCAGCGACGAGGAAATCGAGCGGGCCAACGCCCTCGACGCCAAGATGAGAGAGATTTCCAACACCCTGTCGGCGGCCTGGGCGCCCATCGCCAAGAAAATCTCGACGGCGACCTTGGACACCTACGAGAATTTCCTGCTGGTCGAGGGCGCCATCGCCCGCGTCCTCACCATCGCGTCGAACCTCTACGTCCAGATGGGGGCCATCGTCGGCGAGGTTCGGTCCACCGTCGCGGCGATTCCGGGCATCGGCGGCATCCTCACGGCCAATCCGTTCAACCTGCACAAGCGCGTGGGCCAAGCTCTCGGCATCGTCGAGCCCGATGCCCCGGCGGAGTCGTCCACGACCCTGCCGGAGATCGCCAAGACGGCGGATCGGTCGAAGTCCCTGCCTTCGCTGCATGCCAGCCCGCGTGGCGGGAGCGGGAGCGAAAGGCTCGATGCCGTCGAGACCCTCATCAGCCAACTCGAGAAGGCCCGTGATACGGCCAGGGCCGAACTCGAAAACGTCGCGAAGACCAATGTGGAGCGGGAGAAAGCCGTCGCCCTCGCGAAAGCGGAGGCCGCCGCCCGCGAAGAGGTCAAGAAGGGCAATCGGGACAGCGCAGAACTCACGAGCGACGAGCGTGCCCGCGTGCTGGGCGCAGCCGAAGCCTGGCAAAGTTACAAGGACCGGGTCATGGATGCGAATCAGGCGATCCGTCAGGCATCCGATTCGGCTCGCTACTTCGGAGAGGCGGCATCCGGCGCGTTCGCCGACGCCATTCTCGAGGGAAAGTCCTTCGGCGACATTCTCACCAGCCTGAGCAAGCAGTTCGCGCGCTCGGCGATTCAATCCTCTTTCACGGGTCAGGGGCCGCTGGCCGGACTTCTGGGTACGGCGCCCACGGCGAGTTCCGGCGACACCGTCGGCGGCATCGCCGGCCTGTTCACGAGCTTGTTCAAGCCGGGCGCATCGGGCTCTTCGGGGACGGGGACGGGTTCGTTCTTGTCGGGCCTCTTTCGCGCCAATGGCGGTCCCGTGGAGGCCGGCCGCAGCTACACGGTCGGTGAGATCGGCCGAGAGATCTTCGTGCCGGGCGAATCGGGGCGGATGTATCCGGTCGCGAAAGACATCCTCTTTCCCACCGCGGGCAGCGCCGCGGGTACTGCCTCCGCGGCGTCCCGTCCGATCCAGGTGCAGATGACGGTACAGGCCTCGGACGCAGCGAGCTTCTTGCGCTCGGAATCCCAGGTCACGGCCGCGTTGTTCCGAGCGGTGCAGCGGGGCGCGCGGGCGAGCTGATGGCAAGCCCGTTTCACGAGGTCCGCTTTCCCGTCTCGCTGTCCTACGGTTCGCGAGGCGGGCCGGAGCGGCGCACGGAAATCGTCACGCTCGGGTCCGGCGACGAGGAGCGCAATAGCCTCTGGCGGCACTCCCGCCGATCCTACAACGCCGGCCAGGCTCTGCGCACCGCCGCGGACGTGGCACTCGTTCTTGCATTCTTCGAGGAGCGCCGGGGCCAGCTCTACGGCTTCCGCTGGAAGGACCCTTTCGATCATGCGTCCTGCCTCGTGGGTGTCGGCCCCGCTCCGGCGGATCAGGCGATCGGCACGGGCGACGGCGCGACGCGGACGTTCCAACTCGTCAAATCCTACGGCGGCGCCTTCGCGCCCTACCTCCGGCCGATCCGCAAACCGGTGGCAGGATCGGTCCGCATCGCCGCCGCGGGGGTCGAGCTGGCGCCAAGCGCCTTTCGGCTCGACGCGACCACCGGCCTCGTAACCCTCACCGTCCCGCCGGCCGTCGGGGCGAAGGTGACCGCCGGGTACGTTTTCGACGTGCCGGTCCGCTTCGCCACGGATCGGATCGAGGTCGATTTGCAGGCGGTGCGGGCCGGACTTCTCGCCGACATTCCCGTGATCGAACTGCGGCGCTGAGCATGAAGGTTCTTTCGCCCACCCTGGCCGCGAGCCTCGCGAGCGGGATCACGACGCTGTGCCGGTGCTGGATCGTCACCCGGACGGACGGCCTACGGCTCGGCTTCACCGATCACGACGAGCCCGTGACCATTGAGGGCGTGGTGTGTTCGGCTGAGAGTGGGGCCACGGGCAGCGCCATCGAGCAGACGGCCGGCCTCTCCCCAGACGGCTACGACATCATGGGCGCCCTCACCGACGGACGGCTCTCGGACATCGAGCTGGCCCGTGGCCTGTTCGATGGGGCCGCCGTCGAGGCCTGGCGGGTCGATTGGTCCTCGCCCGTCGATCGAGTGCTGGTCATGTCGGGGACCATCGGCGAGGTGAGCCGAGGCAGTTCCGCCTTCACCGCCGAGGTGCGCAGCCTCGCCGACCGCCTGAACCAACCGCGGGGGCGCATCTATCAGCGCTCGTGCGACGCGACATTCGGTGACGCGCGGTGCGGGATCGATGCGACGGCCGCGACCATGCGGGGCGTCGGGGTCGTCACCCTGACGCGCACGACACGCTCGTTCGTCGCGAGCGGGTTGGCGGGGTTCCGCAGCGGGCGCTTCACGGCCGGCCGGTTCGTCTGGACCACCGGGGCCAACGTCGGAACCGTCGTCGAGGTGCGGACGCACCTGCGCGCCAATGGCGGAGCCCACCTCGAACTCTGGGAGCCGATGGCCGCGCCGATCACACCGGGGGACGCTTTCGACATCACTGCCGGTTGCGACAAGGCCCTCGACACCTGCCGGGACAAGTTCGCCAACACCATCCGCTTTCGCGGTTTCCCGGACCTCCCGGGCAACGACTACGCCGTTCGCTACGTCACACCGGGGGCAGAGAATGACGGGGGTCGCCTCGGCTGAGATCAATCGCACGCGCATCGTCGCGACGGCGCGCGGGTGGCTCCGCACGCCGTACCATCACCAGGCGGCCGTGAAGGGCGCCGGGTGCGACTGCCTCGGCCTACTGCGCGGTGTGTTCGCCGAGTTGTACGGGGCCGAGCCGGAAGTGCCCCCGCCCTATACGCCGAGCTGGGCCGAGGATCGCGCGTGCGAGGCCTTGCGGGACGCGGCCCGCCGCCACCTTGCGGAGATCCCCACGGGCGAGGCCGATGCCGGCGACGTGATCCTGTTCCGCTGGCGCGACGGCCTTCCCGCCAAGCACTGCGCCATCCTCACCGCCCGCAACCGCATGATCCACGCCTATGACGGCCACGCCGTCGCCGAGAGCTGGATACCGGACGCGTGGGCGCGCCGGGCCGCCTATGCCTTTCGCTTCCCCGGGGTAGATCAATGAGCACCCTTGTCCTCACCTATGCAGGACAGGCGATCGGGACCGCCATCGGCGGCCCGATCGGCGGCATGATTGGTGGAACGATCGGCGCGGCGGCAGGCAGCGCGGCCGACCGATCTCTGTTCGGCTCGCGACCCAAGCCGCAAATTAACACCGGTCCGCGCCTGTCGGATCTCTATGTGACGGCCTCAACGGAAGGCGCCGCCGTCGCGCGCGTGTTCGGGCGGGTCCGCGTGTCCGGGCAAATCGTCTGGGCGACCAAACTCAAAGAAGAACAGGACGTCGAGCGGGTCAAAACCTCCGGCGGCAAGGGTGCTCCGAGCCAAAAGGCCTTCAACGTCACGTATCGATACAGCGTGAGTTTTGCGGTCGCGCTATGCGAGGGTGTTCTGACTTCGGTTGGAACCGTCTATGCGGATGGAAAGGCGATCAAGCTTTCCGATTACAATGTACGGGTCTATCTCGGAACCGAAATCCAGAACCCCGACCCCAAGATCGAAGCCGTCGAGGGGGCCGGCAATGCGCCCGCCTATCGCGGCGTCGCCTACCTCGTTTTCGAGGATTTGCCCCTCGCCGGGTTCGGCAACCGCGTGCCCGTCATCACGGCCGAGGTGACACGGCGTCCACCATCCGTGTCCGACCGCCCATCCCTCGAGGACATCGCGACGGCCGTCACCATGATCCCGAGCATGGGCGAGTTCGTCTACGCCACCAACGCCATCATGGCGACCTCGCTCGGCGCGGTGAACGGGCAGAACACGATTTCCGGCGGCGTCGATATCCTCAAGGCTCTCGATCAACTCGCGACGGATGCGCCCAACTGCCGACACGTCTCCCTCGTGGTGGCCTGGCAGGGCACCGACGTGCGCCTGGAGGAATGTCGGATCGTCCCGAAGGTCGAGACGCAGAGCAAGGAAACCAACGTCCCCTGGCAAGCTGGCGGTGTCGTCCGTGCCGACGCGGAGGTGGTGAGCCTGGATGAGGACGGCATTCCCTTGCTCGGCGGAGCGCCCTCAGACCTGTCCGTTGTCGAGGCGATCCAGGCGCTCAAGGCGCGCGGGTACGTCGTCACGCTCTACCCGTTCGTGATGATGGACATTCCCGAGGGAAACGGCCTGCCCGATCCCTACGGCGGAGCGGAACAGGCGGCATTTCCCTGGCGAGGCCGGATCACATGCACCCCAGCGCCGGGGCGGCTGGGCTCGCCGGACAAGACGGGTGCGATCACGGCCGCCGTGGCGAAATTCTTCGGCACCGCCAGTGCCGGCGACCTGTCGTGGAACGGCGCGACGGTCCGTTGCGCGAAGGCCGAGTTTTCGTTCCGGCGGTTCATCCTGCACGTCGCCACGCTCGGACAGGCGGCCGGCGGCGTGGACAGCTTCGTGATGGGCTCCGAAATGATCGGCCTCACGTCGGTTCGCTCGGATGCCTCGACGTACCCGGCCGTGGGCCATCTCAAGCGCCTCGCGGCCGAGGCACGCGCGATCCTCGGCCCAGCGACGGCGATCGGTTACGGGGCGGACTGGACGGAATTCGCCAATCATCGTCCGGCGGACGGCTCTAACGACGTGTTTTTTCGGCTCGATCCGCTTTGGGCCGATCCGAATATCGATTTCATCGGCATCGACAACTACATGCCCATCGCTGATTGGCGCGATGGATACGATCATCTTGACGCGCGGGCCGGCGTCCGCTCGGTCTACGATTTCGATTATCTCACCGGCAATATAGCCGGTGGCGAGTTGTTCGATTGGTTCTATCCGACACAGGACGATCGCGACACGCAGAACCGCGTTGCGGTCCAGGACACGGCGCACGGCGAGCATTGGGTTTTCCGCATCAAAGACCTGCGCGGGTGGTGGGCGAACGCGCATCACGATCGGCCCGGCGGGGTTCGGCAGGCCAACGCCACGGCGTGGGTTCCGCAGTCGAAGCCCATCCGCTTTACGGAAATCGGTTGCCCCTGTGTCGATAAGGGCGCGAATCAACCGAACGTCTTCGTCGATCCGAAATCCTCCGAAAGCTTCTTGCCGTATTACTCGAACGGCCGGCAGGACCTGGCGATGCAACGGGCCTATCTTGAGGCGACCTTGTCCTATTGGCAGGGCATCACGGGAAATCCGGTGTCGGCGGTCTATGGCGGCCGGATGGTGGATCAAAGCCGGATCTACATCTGGACGTGGGATGCGCGACCGTTTCCCGAGTTCCCCCGGCAGACGGCGGTCTGGACGGACGGCCTGAACTATCACCTCGGCCATTGGATCAACGGTCGCCTCGGGCTGGCGCAGCTTCCCAACGTCGTCGCGGACCTGTGCAACGGCGCGGGCGCGCCGGTGGACGTGGGGCAGCTCCACGGCGTCGTGCAGGGCTACACGGTCGCCGAGGTGCAATCCCCAAGGGCGTCCATTGAGCCGCTCCGGGCCGCCTATTTCTTCGACGGGGCGGAGAGTGCCGGCCGGATCGCATTCCGGCCGCTCGCGGGTGCACCGGTCGCAGGCTTCACCGAAAGCGATCTGGTGGCGGCCGGATCGGGCGCGGACTACAACCGGACCCGTACCGAGGAAACCGCCCTCCCCGGCGTGATCGCGTTGACGTTCATCGATCCGAGCCGGACCTACCAGACCGGGTCCGTCGAGGCGCGGCGCATGAACGGGCGGGCGGCTGCCGTGGCACGCATGGCGCTGCCCTTGTGCCTGGACGAAGGTGCCGCGCGGGGCATCACGCAGGCGACGCTCTATCAGGCCGTGGTGGAGCGGGAGGCCTTCACCGCCACCCTGCCGCCCTCGGCGCTCGCCCTCGACGCCCTCGACATCGTCACCGTTTCCCTCGGCGGGGTGTCCACCGACTATCGGTTGACCCGCCTCGGCCTGGAGTTGGGCCGACCCGCAAGTGGCGTCCGGTCCGATTCCGGCGTGTTCGCCTACCGCGACGGCACGGCGACGCGGCGGGAGCCTGCGCCGCCGGCGACGATCGGCGTCGGCCTGTTCCGCGTCATGGACCTTCCGCAGCTCCGGCCGCAGGCGATCCCGCACGCGCCGTATCTCGCGGGCTTCACCAGCCCGTGGAGCCCGATCGCGGTGCTGCGCTCCATCGACGGCGGTCCCTTCGAGAACGACGCAACGGTGGGCGCACGCTCGATCATCGGTCGCCTGGTCGCTCCGCTCCACAGCGGCCCGTCCGGCCGCTGGGATCGCGTGAACGACGTGTTTGTCGAGGTGCCGAGGGGAACGGAGCTGCCGTCCGCGCCGGAGGCCGACGTGTTGAACGGGGCCAATGTGGCGGCCCTTCTCACCCCCTCCGGTGAGTGGGAGGTGTTGCAGTGGGCGAGCGCCGCCCTGCTCGGGCCGGGTAAGTACCGCCTCCGGAATCTCCTGCGCGGCCAGCTCGGGACCGAGTTCACCATGGGGAACCCGGCGCCGGCCGGGGCGGATTTCGTGGTCCTCTCGGATGCGCTCGCGCAGTCGAGCATGCCCCTGGCGAGCCGCACGCTGCCTCAAACCTTCAAGTGGGGGCCGCTCGGCCAGCCAACGGAATCACCGGCCTACAGCGCGGCGACCCTGACGTTCCAGGGCGTCGGGCTCCGGCCCTACGCTCCGGCACAGGCCCGGATCGCGCGCGCGGGAAACGGCGACCTCGCCTTGTCGTGGGCCCGGCGAACCCGGATCAACGGGGATGCGTGGGAACAGATCGACGTTCCGCTGAACGAAGAGGTCGAGGCCTACAGCCTTGATATCCGCAAAGGATCGGGCGTGGTCCGCACTCTGGAGCTGGACGGCCCGGCCACGGTCTACGCCGTGGCCGACCAAACCGCCGATTTCGGCGGCCCGGTCACGGCCTTGTCCGTCGCGATCCACCAGCTTTCCACGATCTACGGCCGGGGCCCGGCCTTGGAGGCGACGCTCTATGTCTGATCAAACCGCGAACCTCGGCCTGCCGTACCTCGCAGCGGCGCAGGCCCAGAAGCACGTCACGGTGAACGAGGGCCTGACGGCCCTCGATACGATCGTCCAGCTCGCGTGCCTGGACAAGGATCGAACCGCGCCCCCGGCCGAACCGATCGAAGGCGACCGCTACCTCATCGCGGGCGCGGCACCGTCGGGGGCCTGGGCGGGATGGGCTGGCCGCATCGTCCGGTTTCAAGATGGGGCGTGGCGGTCTTTCATCCCGAAACCGGGCTGGCTGGCCTTCATGGTGGACGAGGGTGAACTGTACGCCTATGCGGCCGGCGCGTGGACGAGCTACCGCAGTCTTTCGGGGGTGATCGTCGTTCCCGCTTCAGCCGACCCGCCGACGAATGGCGCGAAGCTCGGACAGTTCGCGGTCAACAGCTCGGCCCTGGCAATCAAATGGTTCAATGGCGACGCCTGGGCTCGGATCAACAACTTCGCCAAGTTCATCGCCTATACGAATTTCGACAATTACGTAGGCGCCAACGCTTGGACGAAGGTGAGATTCAACAACACCGACAGCAATGATCAGAACGCATTCGTTTCTGGAACCAACCGATTCGTTGCACCGGAGGCGGGGCTTTACCGGATGACGTCCGGGTTGGCCTACAAGCGAAACGGCAGCAACGCGCCGACCGCCTTCGAGGTGCAGTTCTATCAGAACGGCGTCGCAGCCGGCCGAGGGCGCGCCGCGGCGACCGGTACGCTCGTGGACGGCGTCACGACACTCAACCTCACCGCGACGCTGAAGCTTGCGGCGGGCGATACCGTCGAGGTGTTCGCGCGCTTCACGGGCGCGGACGGATACGTCGCAACGGCCGATTCCAGTTTCAGCGGCGCACAGCTCGCCTGACCGTTCCCCCTGACAATCCGGAGACCCATCATGGAGCTTAGCGCCATCGGCGAAGCCGTGCTCATCGCCCGCGAGGGCCGCCGGCTGAAGGCCTACCGCGATTCCGTCGGCGTTTGGACCATCGGCATCGGCCACACCTCGGCGGCCGGCGCGCCGCTGGTCACCGCCGGCCTCACCATCTCGGCGGCCGAATGCGACGCGATCTTCGCCCGCGACATCCGGCAGTACGTGGCCGCCGTGCGCAAGGGCTTGAAGGTGACCGTGCCGCAGCACGTGTTCGATGCCCTGGTGTCGATCTGTTTCAACATCGGCCCAGGCGGCTTCACAGGCTCCACCTTCCTCAAGCGGATCAACGCGGGGGACATGGCCGGCGCCCGCGACGCGATCCTGATGTGGCAGAAGCCGGCCGCCATCATCACCCGGCGCCAGGCCGAGGCCGAGCAGTTCGTGACGCCCTACACCGTGGCCCTGCCGCGCGCGACAACGGCGGCAAAGTCCATCAAGGTCGCGGCGCCCGTCATCGCCGTGCTGCACCCCGAGGTGGCCACCCCGGTCATCGTCCCCGTGGCTCCGGCCGTGACCGCGCGGCCGAACCTGCTGATGCGGTTCTTCCGCTGGATCGACGACACCTATGGCGACGGCGCCCGCGTACCCGCCAACGATGCAGGCCTGCCGACGATCCGCGCGGCCTGATCCAAGCTCCCGAGCCGGCCGGGACCGCCGCGCAGCCTTCCTCACCGAGAGACTGAACCATGACCCGCATGCTTGTCGCGGCGCTGGCGTTCGCCTGTGCCCTCTCCACCCATGCCCTCGCCGTCGAGGCCGCCCCCGTCAATTCCGTCGGCATCCCGTGGGGCGATTACATCGTCTCCGGCGGTCAGATGCTCACCGCGATCCTGCTGCCCGTCCTCGTCGGCCTCGTGAGCCGGGCCGTCTATCAGGTCGCACCGTGGGCGCGCCTGGTGCTCACGCAGGCCCGCATCGAGCAGATGACAAAGGCCGTCACCGACTATGCCCTTAACGCCGTGGCCGGGGCCGCCAAGGGCCAGGTTCTGACCATCCCCATCGGCTCGGCCGTCATCGCCAAGGGCGTGCAGCGCGCCGTCGATGTGGTGCCCGCCAAGGTGCTGGCGGCGGCCGGCGGGGAGAAGGGCGTGGCCGAGCTGATTTTCCGCACCCTGAAGCTCGAGGACGGCGCCAACGCCGGTAACACCCTGGCGCCTGCGCAGGCGGCGCTCTCGACGAAGTCGGGGGCGTGATCGTCTACGACTCCGATCCGCAGATCAACGAGCGCATTCGGCGCGCTGTCCGCTATGGGCAGACGCGCTGGGCGGAAATCTGGCTCTCGTTGATCGCGGTGGGCGTAGGGCTGATCCTCCTCGGTCCAACCGAAACGTTCAGCAACTCGGACTTCCGCGTGATCGCCTGCGTGATCGACGAGAGACCGGCCGGCGGCCTGTGCATGTTTTTTGGCTGCGTCCGGCTGGGGGCTCTGTGGATCAATGGTCGCCGCGGGCGGGAAACGTCCATCATCCGTACCATCGGCTGCATCGGCGGGTTTCTCTTCTGGCTCGCCATCGCATTCGGCATGGTGCTCGCCGTGCCGCCCCTCTCAACGGGCATCGCGGTCTATACGGTGCTGGCGATGGCCGAGCTGCACGCCTCCGGCCGGGCCGCTGGGGACATGGCGGCGGAAGATTCGCTCGGCATCAGGAGGCGTAGGAGGCGGGATGCCAGATCCCACACCAATCCAGCAGCTTGATTCTTGGCCCGCCATCATCGCTGCAGGGGCCGCCGCCATTGCCGCCGTCTTGGTCCCCCTCAATGGCTTCGTGAAAACCCTCCTCGACTACAAAGCCGAGGCCAATAAGGGCGAAGCCCTCAAGCCGGAGACGGCCCGGGAGATCGCCAGCAGCAGCAACTGCCATCAGCTCTTCGACAGCATGGCCCTGGCCGACCTGACTGCAGCGGTGAAGGGGCTGACCGCAGCGATCGCGGCCGACACGGCATCCGACGAGGCCCACCACGCCAACCACCTATCGGAGGTGTTGACCCGCGTCACGAAGGTGCTGGATCGGCAGGACGAGCACGTCCCCCCGCCCCGCCGGGGGGCTCGCTGAGCGCAAATCGCAGCCTGCCCGACTCCCCCTAAACGGGTTTTGTCTCCGATACAAGCGCATTTGATGAATGTCTTCGCGGTCATTCGCATGCATAAGTAGCGACGATCAACTTACAACGAAGCCCAGCTGCAATTATAGCGCTTTAAACTTTCTGCGTTCTATTCGTGAAAACTTAGAGAATGACATCCACTAGACCCGTCTCCTTTGGATGGGAAGATTAGCTCAGCCGCCGAACCAATAGCTAAATCTTTAGCCCTCGATAAATGAGACTCAAACGAACGGGTATGGTTGATATACATGACGGTTTACAAAGATTACTATGCCTCTATTGGAATAGCAGCAAGAGAACCACTGTAGATTGTAGCACCAGCTTGTCCATCAAGGCGCAATTCCCTAATCCACAGATCTATACTGTCTGGCTTAATCTTAAAGAGGCAGTAGGTATTTCGCTCTCCTGCGGGAAGTCGAGCATTCTTGGCTCCTGCGCTTCCATTCGATACCACGTAGATTGGCCCGTTCGTCTGGTCACCGTTAAGCCCGAGGCTCTGATACATGGCAATCTTCGGTTTGTGCTGGTGACCATGTAGCGCGACGTGAACTCCTGCCATTTGACAGGCGGCCAGGACGTCTGCGGCGTCAATTGTCAGTGTTACTCCTTTTGATTTCAATGCCTCTACATTGACGACTGGCAGAAGATGATGGTGTAGAGCCAAAAATCTGAATGTCGGGCGCTCAATTGGCTGATTGCCGAGCTCGATGATAGCGTCAAGCCCGTTTCGTCCGACGTAGCCATATTCGGTCCATTCGGTTGGAGCGATCGTGCAAGAATTTACGACGCAAACGTCCAGGTCGGTCTCGCCCAGTCGTATACGGCGTGTGTAGTTTAGCGACGCCTTCCAATTTCTACCGGTCAGTTCGTCAACAAACGCTCTGAAGGGTGTCTCATGCTCGTATCTGGTTTGGACTGCGATAGCGTTTTCGCGGACGTTTATAGTGGTGCCCTCGGGGTAGCGAACAACGTCGTGATTACCAGGAAGTGGGATAATCTGCTCAGGGGTTAGCCCAAGCCGCGTCCGCAGAGCATCGAATTCGGCAAGCGCAGCTTTTTTATGCTGGTCGTCGAACTTGCCGTGAGTCATGAAGTCGCCTGTTACGATCATCGCGGCGATGCTTTTTGTCAGCCCCAACCTGTCGAGGTCTGATATAAGACAGTCGGTCAATGTTTTGCGCAGATCGCCAAGATTTACATCCTCATTTTGCCTACGAAAGCCGTAGTCACCTCCAAAGTGGAGATCGGAGAGGTGCAGCACACACGAGCGACCCGTTGCGTCCGCCGGCACCTCTACGTGCCCCTGGGGAGTATCAGCAAGCGAGCCGATCCAAAGAAATGTTTCATCACCAATCAAATCCCCGAGTGCAGCATCGAATGCAATGTCATCAATACTTAGCAATGCGAATACGCCAGCAGTCAAATGTAAATGGTCTTTGTAATAGGCCGGTACTGTATTCGCGTCTGCCTCAGATGGCTTATTGAAAGCAATACAACTGCAGCAAAAGGCGCGTTCCGTGGTGCGGTCTACGATTATGATTTCGATTTTGCCCGAGTCGGCGAGCAGTTGAATTATGCCGTCACACTGGTCAGCTTCGAAGGTCTTCTTCCACCAGCCCCAACCCACCAAACCATTGCGCGCAAGCACTGCCCTGTGTTCGATGATTGTATCGACTCCTGGCGTAGTGTCGCGGAATCGGAGAGCTATTGCCGGTGTTGCCATTCCATCCATCTCCTGTACGGGGGGCGTGGAATACGCCACGAAAGAAGCTCTGGCAGTTCAGCCAGCGCCGTCTCAAAATCAGAACTATCACGGCTGAGGAATGCGGAGCGTAGTGTTGCGGCGATTACGCTGGGGGCACCGATAGAGGCTACCTCGCCGGCGGAACTCCACAGGCCGATTTGCTCACGGAACGGCGCGCGGGCGCTGACATACGGCCATTTCCACCCATCGACACCATCGACGAATTCAATAGGTGTTGACGCGGTAGCAGTGTCGAGACGTAAGGCCAATTGGTAGTCATCAGCAGTAAATCTAAGCCAATTTTTCCGTATTTTCGACCTGTCAACTTGATGCGGTAAACGTTTTACGTCAAGGCGGATCAATTCACCTACGAGTGGCGATCGCGATAGATGGCCTGTCAGCCCGTGGCCATGTGCTGCAGCCTCAAATGCTGGTTCGGCGTAACCCAGCGCTTCAATGTTGCGATATATGTCGGCCCAGGAGGAAATCTCGCAAAGGACGCTGGCAAGTTCATGCGAAGCTTGCGGTCGCGTATGCTCTGGCCAAGCCGACACAAACACTGCCCCCCCAACTCCAACCGCACGCCCCGCCACGCACGACCAGTCTCGTAACTGTTTCGGATACCAAGGAGAGTCTACGATCGCCGTGCGGAATTCAGTTAAGGCAGCGAAGTCCTCGACCTGGCATATGACGTGGTTTTGCACTTGCTGCAGTGGCTGTCTGTCGATCAGCGTCACCGAAACGTTTTCGCGTTCGAGTAAGCGTGCAACACTTGGAACGCCGAACGCGCCAATGGGACCGCTACAACGAAGCCGTTTGGCGAGCCGACGCGCCGTCTCGCTATCGTAGCGCCAGTCAAAGTCCAGCGGGTGGGGCGATGGAGGTTCAATCACTGCAGGCAGGTCATATCATCTGACTCGCCGATGTGCACTACCCCGACAATATTACGCGACTAGGTCAGCCAGAACGGACCTTCTGAATGTCCGATTCGAGTGGAGAGCCGCCTCGGCAGTAAGGTACTAAGGGCCAGATTTCCTCCACCAGAGCGCCGCTGGCCGCATCCCACTCCGCCGCACCTTCGCAAGCAGTCCTGCTACTGCGTCCATCGCTCACTTTGCGCGTCGTCGAGGTTCCTGGCGATCATGCGTCCAGCCTCCAGCATCAGCGCCCGCATGAGTTCGGCAAGGTGCGGATCGCCGATCGCGAAGACCATTTCCGCGAGGGCCAGCGTGCGTTCGCCCAAACGCTCACGGGTCGCCGCATCCAAGTTCTTGGGCTCTCGCGAACCAGGCATAACTCAATCCTAGGTTGTGCTATTGGATATATGCATATTTAGGATGTGCTGTATAGACTGCGAAATTCCATCAGTCTTGCTGACGTGCTGCTGGCGCGTGGGATCGGTGGTCATTCCGCACCTCCTCGAAGGCCTTTGACAGCACCACCCGGCCCTTCGCGTCGTAGACCTCGACGTACCATTCCGACCAATCGAGCCGGGCACCGCGAGCCATGAGGTCGAGGGCGACCTGCTCCGCGTGAAGGCGCATCAGCGCCACCGTCGGAATCCGCCGACCGCGCAGATCGACCACGAGATCGTGCCCGTCCGTGCAGTGGAAGCGGTAAAGCCGCGTCGGCAT